GAGCTAAAGTAATAAAACGATAAATATTGTAAATGAGGATAATGTAATGGATATTAGAAAAACAATCACAGAATTAGAAAAAATTAATGAAGGTCATTTAAGTGATGTTGCACCACAGGTAGATACAGATCACGAAGTAAACATGGCAAGAAATGATCTATACAAAGCGGCAAACTATGCAGTTGACCTACACAGAATGCTCAAAAATGTTTCAGAGTATGAAGGATTAGACGGTTGGGTGCAAAGCAAAATTACAAAAGCAAGTGATTATTTAAGCAGTGTTTTCCATTACATGGAAGGAAATGCAGTTCCAGATGAAGCAGATTTAGCCTTGGTAGTAAGTGCTGATGAGGATACAAATGGGAAAGATGGTACAGGTACAGCAACTATAAACAAAGGTGTGGTCACAAAAGAAGCATTAAGTAGTAAAGGTAGAGCCAATCTTGCAAAAATGATAAGTGACTTTGAAAGAATGGCAGAAGAAATGAATTTGAGTGATGAAGCACTTGACTCAATTGCAATGCACTTAGATCAAATTATGGCCGATGTACAAGAAATTGAAGGTGTAAGAGAAGACAATATTAATGAAGAGCATACACCAAGACACAAAATATTAATAGAAATTGATAATTTAAACACTAAATTAAAAGCAAAAATAGAACAATTGATAAAAGCAGATGACGGAGACTTAACAGATCAAATCACTACAATGGCCAATATCACTGACAGACTAGACGCAGTTATGAAAAGAAGTTTTAAAATTATTCCTGAACTAAATGAAAAAGTAAAAATGAAGTTGGTTAAAGATAAAGATTTGCCTAATCTCAAACATGCAGTAGCCAAAAAGCAAGGAAAAATTATCAATAAGAAAACAGAAGGCACAGTAAAGCCAACAGGACCACAAAGTTCAGGTGGTAAAAAATATGCAAAACCAGATGCACCTGCAAAGCCACAAGACGCACCTATTCCTGCACCTAAACCAAGACCAGAACCAATGGATGCAGATAAAACTGTGCCTTTAGATCCAGAGTTCAGTAAAAAAGTTGCAGATCAAAACAAAAAGAATATGAAATTGAAAAACAGTAAATTCAGTGACTGGAGCAAAAAATGAGTGACTTTAAAAGTCTAGTTCAAAGTTTAGATAAAATTGCAAAAATGCCAGAACCTAAAAAAATAGTTACTGAAGGCGAAATCGATTATCTCATGGTGGATGTACTGAGTAGAATCAACCAATTGACGCAGGATATAGAATCTCCACGTAGCAGATATACTATAGGAATAAATGAAAATAACAGCCAAGCAAAAAGCACAGAATTATACAGAGAACTAGTCACACATTTAAATAGAGCATATGATACTGCACAGCAGTTGTATGACGATGCTCCATATGGTGGAGAATAGTTATGAGAAAAGAAGAATTTACAAAAATCACAGAAGAACAGTTTGATGAAAAAGCAGGCAAGAAAGATGCCTGTTACTATAAAGTTAAATCACGTTATAAAGTTTGGCCTAGTGCTTATGCCAGTGGTGCATTAGTAAGATGTAGAAAAGTTGGTGCTAAGAATTGGGGCAACAAGAGTAAAAAGTAATGAGAGCAAATGAGTTTTTATTTGAGAAATGGTCAGACAAATACAAAAGATCAATAGACTGTAGCAACCCAAAAGGTTTCTCACAAAAGGCTCATTGTGCTGGTCGTAAGAAAAAGACTAATGAAGCACCTCAAGGCTTTGCAAGTATGAACTTAGATGCAAATAAAGTTCAACAAAGTATAGATTATTTTTACACTGATCATGCACCCAAGAATATAGGCGGACGTAAAGAAGAAGGCTCTTTTAAAGGTTTAAAAATAGTTTCTTTTACAAAAGCACCAGACACATTGATGTTTTTAGTTGATAATAATGATCAAGCAGTTTTTTATGTAGCATATAGCCAGTTTGAAAAAGGTGTTGCAATCGGTAATGTAAGAAGTAATGGTACTGTAAAAGCAACAGAAGTTTATGCAATGCTCGTAGATAAGTTTGGAACACTATATAGTGATTTAAAACAAACTCCACAAGGTGCTAAAATATGGTCTAATCTTGCAAAGTTTTATCCAAATCTAGCAATTAAAGATACAGGTGACAGACTTATTGCTACAAAAAAGACAAACGAAGATTACGTCAGTAAAATTGTAAACAAAGTTAAGACAGATTTTGATAAAAGAAGTACTTTGTTTGGCAAAGGAAAAACTGTAAAAGCAAACACAAAACCAATACCTCAAAAACAAAACAAAACTAATGAAGATGCAGATTTTTATGATCAATGGGATCATGACTATCCTGTAGAATACAGCAAATATTTAGAAAAAACATTTGGTGCACCTGATGAAATTACCAATGAACAAACAGTATGGCATAATAAAGATGGATTCAAAAGAATAGTTTGTAGAGATGAATATATTTTACATTGTTGTCCTGCACCGCACTATGACTTTGTTTACAGTTATATTGATTTAGAAATAGATGAAGATCTAAGTGACGATCTAGCAAACTGTAGTGGTAGTATATTAATTGACCATTTGAAAAATGAAGTGGGTGCGAGATGTGGAAGTCTCACTGCAAACGCAGTAACACTAAATTTTTGTTTAGATGTTTCTGCAGGTAGAACAGAACCTACACCAGAAGAATATGAAAGACGTATTCTTGAAATGAAAGATATGTTTGAGAATGGCAAGAAGTGGACAGTTGACTGGTGGCCTGATGAATCAGGTGACGCTGATCCTGATAATCCATTTTATGCAGAAAGTGTAAATGAAGATCTCAGAGATTGGTTCGGTAAAGGCAAAAAAGGTGGCGCCGGTGGAGGTGGATGGGATCGTTACAACACCAAAGGTGAACGTATAGGTAAGTGTGGCGATGCAAAACCCAATGAAGGTAAACCAAAATGTCTAAGTAAATCACGTGCGGCCAGTTTAAGAGCCAAAGGTGGCAAGGCGGCAATAGCGGCGGCAGTAAAGAAAAAACGCAGAGAAGACCCTAACAAGAACAGACGTGGTAAAGCAAAAAATGTCAGTAACACAGTAAAGAAAAAATGATAAAGAATTTAAAAGACTTAATTATAGTAGTACTGGTAGCAGGAGTATTAACACTATTAGGTGTTATTATAATAGGTGACTACTATGTAGCACTACAAGAAAATAGACCAGTTGATGAAAGTGTTATTACACTTATGAAGATGGCACTAACTGGACTTATTGGAATCATTGCCGGTTACATCGGTTCTAAGTAAAAAATGTCAGTAACACAGTAAAGAAAAGAAAGAAATAGCCATGAAAATAGAACAAATTGTATCAGTAAAAGATGAAATTACACTAGATGAAACACAAGATTTTCATGAAGAATTTGGTTACTTAGGTTACAGTATTGACGAAAATGATATGTTTGAAGCAGAATACCGTGGTAGGAAAGTTAAACTAAACAAGCCTATGCGTGGTGATGTTGCAAAATTTAAAGTTTATGTAAAAGATCCAAAGACAGGAAACGTTAAAAAAGTAAACTTTGGACATGGCGGAACCAGTGCAAAAAGAAAAGGTGAAAAAACCATGAAGATTAGGAGAAATAATCCTAAGGCAAGAAAAAGTTTCCGTGCAAGACACAACTGTGCAAATCCAGGACCAAAAACAAAAGCAAGATATTGGTCTTGCCGTATGTGGTAATTAATAAACTAAACTTACAATAATGACTAATAATTTATCCATTAAATATGAGTTTTCTGACGGAAAAAGAATACGAACATACTATATTAATGAGTTTTCTAGACTAGGTGTGCCTTTAGATTTCAGCAAAATACCAAAAGGCATACTTAATGGAACAGCAAAACTACACAAATTTGATATACCATTGAAAAATATCAAAAGAGTAGATAACACATTCCAATTAAAAAAATTAAACAAAATAAGTTACAGAGATTATTGCCAAATACTAGAAGACACTATCATGACAAGTTTTTGGGATATACAACCTGAAGATTTGTTTGATACGAACAATACTCCAACACTTATGTTAAGTGGGATAGATAGTTTATACTTGTACTGTGTTGCAAAAAATTATAACATAAAAGTAAACACTTTACATTGTACCAGTAATCAAACAAAACAAGAAACTGAATATTTAAAACGACATATACCCAACTTAGATATCATACACGTAGATGATGTTGAATTTAATTATGATGAATACATAAATTTTTGTCCACCATTGTCAAGTGAATATCATTACTACAATTTACTTTTTATAGCAATAGGAAAACAACTCAAAGACACACAGATGATATTAGGACAGGGTGCAGAACATGTGTTGCAACAGAGAATTTGGTTTACAGGTAGTGCAGAACATTATTATCAACATAGATTAAACAACCTAAACAATATTACACCATTACAACACTTTACGAAAATAGACATTAGATGTCCATACATAAATGGAAGATTGGCACTAGCGGCTTGGAATCTAGATCCAAATTTTCGTGCCTGTAATTTTTTTGCCTATCCACAAAAACAGTACATACAGAATTATGGAATACCATTGCCAACTTTTGAATACAATCAACATGACATACTACCAAAAAACAAAACATATGATTTGGTAAAACATTTAAACAATTGGATTCAAAATTATAGGCTTTTACATTTTGTTTGACACATAAATAATTAGATGCGTCACACTCTCCCTTTTGTTGAAACAATGATAACATATGCTTGTAACCTAAGTTGTGCAGGATGCACCAACTATAGTGATTACAACATGAAAGGCAGTGTTAGTTGGAAACAAGGCAAAGAATGGCTTGACGCATGGATTGAACGTGTTGAAATCGCAGACTTTGGAATTATGGGTGGTGAACCTACACTTAATCCCGAATGTGAACAATGGATTTATGGTGTACGTAGTTTACTACCAAACAGTCAAATAAGATTTACAACTAACGGCGTAAACTTTCATAAAAATTCTCAAGTACTTGATTGGTGTGTTGATGTTGGAAATACAGTTTTTAAATTTACACTACATGAAGATAAACCATATGCCAAAGATGCAATAAATTTTGTATTTAAAAAGTATGGATGGAAACCAATAACTGAATATGGAATTAATCGTTGGATTGGTCCAAATCAAACTCGTTTCCAAATTAATAGTCCTACACAGTTTTTTAAAACTTATCAGGGAACATTTGGAAGTATGAAACCACATAACAACAATCCAAAAGATGCATTTGATATGTGTATACAACAAACCTGTCCATTATTGTATGAAGGATCTATATATAAATGCAGTAGCATAGCACTCTTGAATCGTGTGTTGAATGATTGGAAACAACCCATCACAAATGACTGGAAACCTTATACTGATTATATAGGCATTACGCCTAACAGTAGTGACAGAGAAATCAGACAATTTATTCAAAACTTTGGAAGACCACATAAAATATGCTCAATGTGTCCAACTAAAAAAGATACACAGAGTGTTTTAAATCATAGAACAAATGTAATCAGTAAAAAACAATGGTTGAAATTACATACATAAAAACACTTGACCTTTAGTAAATTGTATTGTATAATAAGAACGTTAACAAGGAGTATAACACATGAGCGATGCTGATAGAGTTTTTAACAGTGAAGAAAAAGCAAAACTTACACGAGTTGTAAATGAAGGTTTAACAGTGAAGAAAAAGCAAAACTTACACGAGTTGTAAATGAAGGTTTAACAGTCATGCAAGAAGTTGAAGATTTGCAGGGTGGATTAAAAGATACAGTAAAAGCAGTTGCAGAAGAAATGCAAATTAAACCTGCTGTATTAAGTAAAGCAATCAGAACTGCCTATAAAGCAGACTTCCATAAACACAGTCAAGATTTGTCAGAACTAGAAAACATTCTTGCAACTATTGGAAAATTACAGTAGTGTATGCACAAATCAAGGCTTTTTTTAATAAGAGTTACAGTTTAAGTCCTGTTGCATTTTATTGTGAAATGACTGAAGCACTATTTTTGATTACAGCCAGTGCAATACTGAGTTTTACAATATTAGATCCTGCTACAAAAATATTCATTCCTATGTATCTAATAGGAAGTGTATTAGGAATAATAAGTGCGGTGATTAGAAAAGCCGCATTTGTTATTGTCCTTTGTAGTTGGTTTACTGCAATGAATTTGTATGCATTGGTGCAGTTATTTTTATGATAGAGGTATATAGATGAGTTATGTAGATGCATTTCTTGACAGAGAGCATGATAAAATCAAAGTTGTAGAACGTATCAATGGTATAAGAGAATACCGTGAATACCCTGCTAACTATGTATTCTATTACAATGATCCACGTGGGAAATACAAAACAATTTATGGTAACAGTGTAAGCAAATTTACCACAAGAAACAACAAAGAGTTTCAAAAAGAAATGAAAATACAAGGCAAGAAAGATCTATGGGAACATGATCTAAATCCTGTGTTTAGATGTCTTGCTGATAATTATTTGGGTATTGATGCACCAAAACTACAAACATGCTTTTTTGATATTGAAGTAGACTTTGATCAATCCAAAGGATACAGTAGTCCAGATGATCCTTTTAATGCCGTTACTGCAATAACATGTTATTTGAATTGGACTGATCAATTGATAACACTTGCGATTCCTCCTAAAAGCATTAGCATAGAAACTGCAAAGCAAAGTGTACAACGTTTTGATAATACGTTCCTGTTTACAAGTGAAGCAGAAATGTTAGAAACATTCCTCACACTAATTGAAGATGCAGATATACTTAGTGGTTGGAACAGTGAGGGTTATGATATTCCTTACATGGTGAATAGAATCACAAGAGTGTTGTCAAAAGATGATACCAGAAAGTTTTGTCTTTGGGGACAACTGCCAAAGAAGAGAACTTTCGAAAGATATGGTGCAGAAAATATTACATTTGATGTTGTGGGCAGAGTACATTTGGATTACATGCAACTGTATAGAAAATACACTTATGAAGAAAGACACAGTTACAGTTTAGATGCAATTGGTGAATACGAACTGCAAGAACGCAAGACACAGTATGAAGGCAGTTTGGACCAACTGTACAATCAAGACTTCGAAACATTTATTGACTACAACAGGCAAGACGTTGCACTATTAGATAAATTAGATAAAAAATTACGTTTTATTGAATTAAGCAGTGAACTTGCACATGACAATACTGTGTTACTGCAAACAACAATGGGTGCTGTCGCAGTTACAGAACAAGCAATTATCAATGACGCACATGAAAAAGGCCTGATTGTCCCAAGTAGAAGGCAAAGGCAAGAAGGAGAAAGTACACAAGCCGCTGGTGCTTATGTGGCATATCCTAAAAAAGGAATGCATGATTGGATTGGTGCTATCGATATCAACAGTCTATATCCTAGTGTAATCCGTGCATTAAACATGGGACCAGAAACTGTAGTTGGACAACTGCGTCAAACTATGACCAATAACATGATTAAAAATGCAATAACACAAAAGAAAAGTTTTGCTGAAGCATGGGAAGGGCAGTTTGGTAGTAAAGAGTACCAAGCAGTGATGGAAATGGACCGTAGTGTTGAAATTACTATTGACTGGGAAAATGGAGATGAAGACACACTGAGTGCATATGATGTGTGGAGACTGATATTTGACAGTAATCAACCTTGGTGTTTGAGTGCAAATGGCACAATCTTTACATATGAAAAGCAGGGTATTATTCCTGGATTGCTTGAACGTTGGTATGCAGAACGACAACAAATACAAGCAAAGATGCGTGATGCAATTGGTGAGGAAAAAGCATTCTGGGACAAAAGACAACTTGTTAAGAAAATTAACCTAAATAGTTTGTATGGTGCCATACTTAATCCAGGTTGTAGATTTTTTGATCACCGTATTGGGCAAAGTACAACACTAACAGGAAGATGTATCAGTAAACACATGGCGGCAAAAGTAAATGAACTGACTGATGGAAAATATGATCATGTTGGTAAAGCCATAGTGTATGGAGATACAGATAGTGTATACTTTAGCATGTGGCCTATGATGCAAGAAGAAGTTGAAAATAATCGTGTAGATTGGAACAAAGAAATAGTTATTAATTTGTATGATACTATTGCTGACGAAGTGAATACAAGTTTTCCTGCATTTATGGAAAAAGCATTTCACTGTCCAATTGATTATGGTAAAGTAATCAGAGGTGGTAGAGAAATTGTTGCCACAAAAGGTCTTTACATTACTAAAAAACGTTATGCAGTTATGATATATGACTTGGAAGGTTTTAGAACAGATACTGAAGGCAAACCCGGCAAAGTAAAGGCAATGGGTTTAGATTTGAAACGTAGTGATACTCCTAAAATTATGCAGGATTTTATGAGTGACTTATTGCATGATGTACTGACTGGAAGTACGAAAGAAGAAGTCATAAGCAAAATTAAAGAATTTAAGATCAATTTCCATGAACGACCAGGATGGGAAAAAGGCACACCAAAACGTGTGAACAACTTGACCATGTATACTAAAAAAGAAGAACGTGAGGGCAAAGCCAATATGCCAGGTCATGTTAGAGCCGCAATGAATTGGAATAACTTACGTAATATGCATGGAGATAAACACAGTCTAGCAATAGTGGATGGTATGAAAACTATTGTGTGTAAATTGAAAAACAATCCATTAGGATATACAAGTGTTGGATATCCAACTGATGAAACAACAATACCACAATGGTTCAAAGAACTTCCTTTTGATGACCTTGCGATGGAAGATACTATTGTTGATCAAAAGATTGATAATCTATTGAGTGTGTTGAATTGGAATTTGCAAGAACAAACAAACACTGCAAATACATTTGATGACCTATTTAGTTTTGGTGAGTAATATGCAAAGATAAATATTATACAAGGACAAGTTCAATGAAATTACTCGACACAATGATTCTGCTAAATCT